GGAGAGTGAGTTGTCTATCTTCCATCAGAATTACCTCGTCAATCGTTGTTAAGTGTTGCCTTCGCTAACCGGGAAAGCTTCGGTGATTTGGTGGTGGGATTGGGTCAGGCTCCCACCGGGCCTGTGACGATAGTCGTATCAAAGAGCGGAGGGTCTACTCAGTCGTTGTCCTCCGTCTTGCGGAGCGTGGCGTAGGCATCGTTGTTGGCGATGACCTCCTCCTCCACCCTGTCCCTGATGACGCTTGCCAAACGGGAAGCGAGAGAGGACTTGTGGTTGCCCCACCTTTCCCGTGCGGCTTCAGCTTTCCGAAGGTCCATCACGAGACTACGCAGGGACTTGATTTCGTACTCGTCTCCCTTGTACTTGAAGTCGAAGGTCCAGTCAATCGTCCCCATCCCAGCCCCTTTCGTATAGGAACCGATGGCGACACCGACTCCTTCCAATCGGCTTGCCGTATCCCTGATGCCGTCACCGGAATGGCGGTCCAGAAGCTCAGACGCTGAACAGTCAGCCATCTCGTCTTCAATCGTCATGCTGGACTTCAGCTTGCGGAGCAAGAAAGCCTTGGCACGAACAGCTTGGTCCACCATCGGAGCCAAGCCAGATTCGATGTCTTTCTTCAGAGATTCCTTGAGGGTTTCACGAGCAGCTCTGGCAGTAGCTTCCTCGATGATTGACTGTCCATTCGGAAGACCACTATCGTCGGCGAAGTAATCTACAAAGTCCTCGTGATTAGGAGAGGTCCACTCGTGGTTGATGGGGTCATCATCCTCGTCTTCGGTGTCGATGCCATGAACAGCAAACACACCTTCGGTTCCAATCCAAGTCTTCCAAGTAGGAAGACCAAGCTTCTCAGCTTGCTCTCTTTCCAAGAAAGCCTGAATGTCTTTGATGAATCCGTGGACTGACTGAATATTCCTCTTGAAGATGAGGAAGTTACCCCTGATGTCGTGAAGGGAAGTCTCCAGCATCTCGTCGATTGAGGAGACACCATCTTCGTCGGTGGGGTCCAGCTCCATGTCCTCCTCTCCAAGCTTGACTGTAGGTCCGTTTTTCACGAGGAAGGAGAGCCTGTCTCCCTCGTCATGGGCGGGATTCCACCTGACGAAAAGCATGGGGCGGCCGTAGCGGTTGTCGTTGTCTATCCCTTCGAGTTTGAAGGTCACCGATTGACTGTGGTTGTAGCTGTTTTCGTACTCAGTACAGCTGATGTCACCGACTCTGACTGGGTTTGCGGGAGTGACAGTCTCGCTTGAGCTGTCCGGGTTAAGAATGTTAAGTGCGTTCATGACTGTGACCCTCCTGGGTCTGCGTGTTGTTAATCAGTCCTGTCTCGTCAATGGCAGGGTAGGACCGGGTTCCCTACGACCTCCCCGGAGGGAGGTTTCGACTAGTTAGTTCATGCTCATGACTGCTGCTCCTTGGAGTTGGTGTAGTAAGAATTCGCCGCCCACGCACGGCAGTCCCAAGAGTCCCGTACTTCACCGTTCACTAGGGCGGTGAGGTGTCGGGTTGTCTTGATGATGGCTGTCTGACCGGAAGGAAACTGGTGGACCCGGTACTTCCTCCCCGCCGCATTCTTAAGAGGAGAATGCCTGACCCACCCGTGGCTCTCCAGGTATGGCTCGTAGCATCGCTTGTCATTCGGGAGGATTCCCAGCTTCAGCCCACGGGCGAAGAGGTCAGTCCACACGGTGAGGTAGTCGATGCCTGTTGCGATGGCGATTGCTCTCATGACGCAATCCGACGCTAGGTCTTTCTTGAAGCGGCAGGAGAAGTAAGCTTCCCTTCCGCCTAAGTCTTTCTTGAATTTATTCTTCATGGCTGTTGCCCTATGGGGCGAGGTTGATGTTGTCATCGGCACCAAGTTACCATAATTTTCCCTCTTTTCCAGAAAAATTTTGGGAAGTTTGTAAGTCATGACTGTTGATGGGGTTAGGAATTAATTTTCTTCAGGCTGTATCCGCTAAGGATGCCTTGAGGTTGGCAATGAGCCTGAGAGTCTGCCTGATGGAATTCATGCGTTCTTCGCAGATGATGTCAGCTGTCCCGCAGTCCATCCCGACTGGAAGGGACTCTGAATTGAAGTCGTTCACTAGGCGGTCTTGCAGCATGAAGAGGAGCAGCTCCATGTCCCTTTTCTGAACGGGAAAGGAGCAGCTTTCCAGAGACTTCTCCTCAGCATGGACCTTTTCCTCGCATTCGCCGTAGGCATCCCGGTCCCCCGGAATAGGCGTGTAGTTATCGGTCATAAAATCCAGCTCATGTTCCCACCTCCGGCGGGAATCGGCGTAGGTCATCCGGACGGGGCGTTCGCAATGTTCGCAGTCGTACATGGTTTTAGTTTTGAGTTTGAGTAAGGAGTCTGCCTCGTCAGCCACCGGGAGACAATTCCCGGCAGGACTAGGGGACCCGTGGAGGTCCCCCAGTTTCGGCTAGTGGTTACTTCTGGCTGGCCTCCTGGGGACGGTCCCCGTGGATGTAACGAGCTGCCTTGGTAGCCTGTGCAGCTGCCTGGATGAGCAGCTTGGGGTCATCCTCCAGCTTCCCAATCCAATTCCGAAGATAGGCGGCAGAATTCTCCCGTGTATCCTCGATTCCAGCGTCCCCGCAGAGGAAGCAAGCTGTGAATTCAGCTACCAGCTCCTCCCGGCTGTAGGCGTGGTCCCCAAAGCTGTTGACATCCTGAAGGGACTTGCGATTCAGGCGGTCCTTGGACCCTGTAGAGTGACCCATCTCGTGGAAGAGGGTCGAGTAGTACTCGTCAGCTCCCGTGAACTGTCCCATCTCAGGCATCCGGATGGAGTCCTTCGCAGGGGCGTAGAAGGCACTATTCCCGCCGTGCGAGAGGGACGGAGGAACAGGCTTCTCTTCGCTGTCGAAGTAGCCCTTCACGATGCCCACAGCTGCCTCTATCGGGTCGTGGTCTTCAGGAGCAGCATCAGGAATAAACTTCTCCGGAATCCCCTTCTCCCAATCGGCTTGGTCTACGGAGAAGACGGTGAAGAGCCGCAGGAAGGGAATCGTGTCCACAATGCCCGTTTCCGGGTCCTCCTTCTCGAACCGTTTCCAGAAGGAAACTAGGGTTCCCTTCTCGCCTTTCCGGACGATTCCGCCGTTCTTCTTCAGGCTGTTGAAGGTCCCGAAGAAGGGGCTGGAGTAGCCTTGGGTCATGGCGTGGAAGTGGAGCCACAGAGCGTTGAAGCCTTGGTAGGGCTTGCCTGTGGAGGTCGAAGTAGGATTGGCAATCACATCCTTCCAGGACTTCTTCCAGGGCAGCTTGCCCGTGGTCTTAATGCTCGTTATGAGCTGGTGGGTAATCCGCTGGTAGGCGGTCTTTTTGGCTTTCTGAGTCATGGCTGTTTTTGGTGGTCGTAGGACCGGGTTAGTTAAGGGCGGAAGCGGGTTCTTCACAGGGGCTGCAATGGCAGTTTTCGCAGGTGGGGTAGACGGTCTCCACGGTCTCCACAGGCTTGAGCTGCAGGGGCTGTGCGGAGGCTGTGACGGCCTCCAGAAGGGCTGCGTAGTGGAAGTCAAAAGTGAGTTGAGTCATGGCTGTTTTTAGTGGCCTGTGGGCCTAGTTTTTGGAGCCGAAGATGAACTTCGGAAGGTCGTAACCTTTCCATGTGGCGAGGCAGTACAGGGCTACCCCGATGAGTGCGATGATGCGAGCTAGTGTCATGTCAGTTATTGTCGGCTCCCCGCATCCGATGTCAACCCCCTTTTTTCGAGAACTTTTCCGGGTGCGTGTAAGTGCCTGCCAGGCTGCAGCTTAGGGTCCAAAGTTTTTCCAAGAAACGGCCAAGAAAGCAAGAAGACAGGCAGCGAAGAGGAGCCATGAGGCTGCATTCCAGGGCATGGAATCGGATTGGCAGTCCGACGGGAAGTGCCGTGGAATGGACACAGCTGCCGATTGGAGGGAGAGCGTGGGCTGCTTGTGCCTAATAGTGTGGCGGAAGAGGAGAATCGAGGCTGAATTCCCCCTCCCTTGCCCCCAAGCAGGTAGGCATGGGGGGAAGCAGACCCGCAGCGTATATAATAAGCTACTCGGATTTTTGTCCCAAAAACCATTAGGGCCTTGCTACAGTCCTGAAATGACCGATTACATACGACAAAACAACATAATCAGGACCTACATGGCTATGGCAAAGGTTTGGGCAGGGCTTTCAAGGGCCAAACGCAAACAGGTTGGATGCCTCATAGTCAAAGATTCCACCATAATCAGCGATGGGTTCAACGGAACCCCCGCAGGATTCGACAATACCTGTGAAGATGAGAGTGGAGAGACAAAGGATGAGGTACTTCACGCAGAGCTTAATGCCATTGCGAAGCTCTCCAAAGGCACTCAAAGCTCCCTGGACAGCACTATGTACATCACTTTGGCTCCCTGTACGCAATGTGCCAAGCTAATCATCCAGGCAGGTATCTCCGCAGTCTATTACGCTGAGAGTTACGAGAAGAATGGCATTGCTCTGCTAGAGAAAGCAGGGATACCAGTCAGAATGTTCTAAGAATAGAGAGAGTCCAAACCCAGCCACTAAGCTTGGACCCCCCCTTCCCTCGAAAGGGCCTCGACTAACGATATCTCTAGGAGATTAATAAGACTAATAAGTCAACATAGTCTAAGTAGTCCCTTCCTAGTCTTAATCTTTTATTCTTTTTATTGTCTTAATTCTAGACTAATAAGTCCCTAATAGACTTATAAGATTCTTAAGAAGGGTCTACTTCTTCTTCTATACACAATGTATTCATAAGTCATTGGAAGACAATGATTTATGACCGTCGTTCTCTGACCCTATTTAGGGTAGAGATTCCGGGTCAGCAGGAGCTGGGATAGCAAGACTTCCCGCCGATAAAGGAGCATTACCTTCAAATTGGTCATCATGTTGCTGACTAGCCAAGGCGACCTCCAGAGCTTTGTCCAGAGGCAGACCGAGCTGTAGTAGCCCATGAAGGATTGCCATGCCTACATTGTTGTAGTCATCTTCGTTGCTGTTCGGTTCTGTCGCTTGGAAAGTATCCGTGAAGACCTTATCCGTATTAGGGATTCCAAGAACATTACTAAGTCGGGTTGAGTCCATTACATCCAAGTGTCGATAGGGGGTGAAACCGAATCCCCATAAAGGGGCTGATTGCCGTGAATAATTTTATCAAGTTCTACCTCCAACAGGGAATCTTTGCGGTATTTCATCTGCTCCTCCGCAGAGAGACCTGCAGCCATTACCCAGTACCCCACAGCCATCGACAGGACATCCAACCTGTCATCGTGGACCAATGAACCCCTATCTCGGGACAACCGAGTCATCTGATGGAATAAGCGATATTGGTTCTGTTTCTCGGGTGACATTGAATGGGTAGACTCGTAGTCATGATTGATTAATGTGGGTGAGACAACAAGCTTATGCTGATTCATTACTGGCTCAAGGGTGTCAATGATTCGCTTCTCCTTTTGGATGTTGTGACGGACCTCCTCTGTTGTGACGGGATAGATTTTCCGGAGATACGGCTTGAGAAGCTCAAGAAACATCCCGTCCCCAAAATTAGATTCTATGAGGATAAGATTTACCTTGTGAGCCTTGGCTTTGTTTGTGAGTTCTTCGAGAACATTCTGGCCGTATCCACCAGAGATACCTCGGCATTCCTGAACATACATGAAGCTGTTCAGAATTTTAACAATGGCGTAGGCGGTTTCGTCCGTTCCTCTACCAGACGGGTCAATCGCCATAACTGACCCGGCGTATTCCAGCCAGTCCCCGTCGATTGCCATTGGCTTGTGGTAATGGTCTCCAGCGAACCCCACATTGGGCAGGTCCTTGGCGACATACTCGATATCCCCCGTCCATATCAGCTTCTCTGGAGCTTTCTCCGGGTCTATATCGAAGACAATCAAATCCTTGAGCTTGAGGGGATACCTGGAGTCATCTTCCAGACTCGGGTCAAGCATGAACTGTAGAGCGAACCCTGAACGGCCATAACTAGCTTCCCGTTCCTCCAATTCAAAGTGATTGAATCTCTTGGGGTCCGTGGGTTTCCCCACTACCTCAATGTCCTCTGTCATCTCCTCTACGAGCTTGGGAGCGAGCTGGTCTCCATAGCGTCTCCTCAGAGCCTTTTTAGGGTATCTAGCGGGCCATATCCTGGTTGTATAACCCCTATCCGGCAGATTGTGATAGAGGCTCCCAGCGTCCGTCTGTGGCGTTCCTAGAAAGACAATCTCTCCACCGGGTTTGATGATGGCTTCAAACTCCTTTACAAGCTCTCCAAGCTTGTCACGCATACCTTGCGTTGCTGAGTTGTTCAGCGATTCAACATCGTCTGCCACGATGAGGTCGGCACGAGACCCGGTGAGTTGCCCGGTGATGCCGACTGACTTTACGGAGGGGGCGTGAGCTGCTGTCGCTGGACCGACATCAAAGGCAAGCTTGCTAGTTCTTTGGGACTCTTTGGGTTTGAGATGTTGGAGAATGGGCATCTCCCAAATCAACCTCTGAGTGAATGTCGAGAAATCGTCGGCCCGTGACTTGGAGGCACTAACGACCAGAATCTTCTTCTGAGGGTCTAGCAGCAGCTGCCAGACAGCATAAGCACTTGTCAGGAAGCTCTTGCCTACGCCTCGGAAAGCACAGATGGTCCGTCTGCGGGGACCACCTTGTAGGTACTCCGAGATGTCGTACTGAACCGGAGTAGGTTCCGGTAGCCCAAGATACTCCCATACTAGATAAACGAAGTTCCGGAAATCGTGGAGTTCCTTCGGAACTCTAACAGGCTTCCGCTTGGTCATCTACTTCAGGTTGAAAAGGCACGACATGGGCGAGTTCGTACAACGGACTTTCTGCTTTCTCGCTGACATCGATACCGTTATCTTTTAGAAATCTAACAGCTACACCAAGTTCCCCGGCAGTTGCTTCGCCGGACACAATTCGATTTATAAGTTCTTCAGCAGTAAGCTGATGGAGTTTTTCAAGTAGTTCTTCAGATACAGACATGGTTATTTACACTTCCCGTTTCAAAGAAGCGGCTCGAATCTTATCAGAAAGGGTCCCTCTCCCGTTACCCCACAGGATAACTAGACCGAAGAACATGGAGGGATGGGGGTCTTGTGAGATATTGGAATGCCCCGACAGGTTTCTTCTACGCATCAATGGCAGTATCCCCGACGATTATGCGTTGTTGATTTTGGTTCACGAGTGGGGTCATGCTCTGGTGTGGGATGAGTGTCCGGACGAGTCTCCACATGGACCAATTTGGGGTGTAGCTTTCAGCTCTGCTTACGAAGCTTTATTCGACGCTTGAGCCAGTCCAGGGGGGATGGGGCGAACAAGCTCAGTATCCAAATAAGCACTCCCCAGAATATGAGCATGGGGAAAGCATCCACCAGCTTCCCGAGAAGTCCCCATCCAGTCTCCGGTTGAGGCATGATGATTTCTCCGGAGGGGAGGACCATGGGAGTCACGGCTGGCTTCTCAAAGGATTCAGCGATAACGGTCCCGCCAAGGGAACCCGCAGCACCACCTAGTGCCGCTCCACCGGGACCCGCTAGGGAACCAAGTGCCGCTCCACCCGCAGCTCCTGTTGCGGAACTAAGCATTGAGCAGCTCGTTCCGAGAAGGGCCAATAAAGTTAGCTTAAGCTTCAGCAAGGATTGTGACTACGTAGGAGATTAGTGCTGCGATGACTACGCAGCTCCCGACAAGAACAGACTTGGAGTTCTCCAGAATCCTCAGACGGGAATCGTGTTGCTCCAGGTCCACTCTCGTGGTCTTCTGTTGGGACATTAGAGCATCCACCTTTCCCTCCAGCCTTCCCAGAGCCAGCAGAATCTCTTTGTCTTCTACAGCCATCGGCCATATTACGGCATGGCCGGATAAGAGATGGACAGGTCCGGCAAAGTGATTTTGATTTTGATAATGAAACTCAAAGTCATCGAAGCTCCTTCATTGTCCCCAAGGGTCGTGGAAGCTGGGTCCGTAAGAGAGGCGTTCCCCATCGTTGCCGTGGTGATTTCTCTTTGACTTGTTCCGCTGCCTCCCATGTCATCTTTTCCGAATGGGCGGCGACCTCTTAGGTCAGGAACATTGAATGTCGTGGACCCATCTCCAACTCCATAGGTTGTTCCCAGGACCGTGAACAGCTTCGCATAAGTTGTTCTGGATACGGCTTGTCCATAGCACAACGCCCAACCATCGGGAGCGGCAGCTCCTGCATAGGCGATGACGGAACCCACGGGAACTACAACGGCACACTTCTCTTTGAAGTCGCCCTCGATGATTTCTTCTTGGAGTTCAGTCATTGCTTATGCGGGATTCAATGTAACAAGGTCTGGTAGATACTTGAAATCATCTTGTGGCATGCCATAAACCCAAAAAGCAAGCCTATCGTTGTTATCCCAAGAGTCCTCATCAGTATGAGTGAGGTAGAAGGAGATTTCATTACCCGAAGGGTTATAGACCACCGAGCTTATGCTAGTACCCATGCTTGCCGTGCCTTGGTCATAGGCAATGGTCCGTGCAAAAATCTGGAACATAGGAGTACCATCATTATTAGCTGAGAGATTTGCCATTTCAGTAACTCCTGTGCCGTCATAATCAGACCGTACCCCAGCGGTTCCCATGTAGGTACTATCACCGAGATATAATGTATGGTCGAGGGTGATTTTTGAGGAGGTATCGCCAGCACCCTTCTCCGCACTCGTACACCCGAAGTCATGTGTTAGCGTCCTGAAAGCGTTGCCACTTCCCGAAGCGTGTAATATCCCCCCAGAAAGGAGTTTTGCACCTAAGAAGGGGGCTCCGGTGGAAGCGATTGCTCCAGTAACCGTTAATCCCCCAGTAACAGCCAAGTCCCCGGCAACATCCACACTCTTGTCTGGGTTTACTGCGAAACATTCAGCATCAGCCGCATCTCTTACTTGAAGGACGGGGGTGGAGGCAGCTTGACCAGAACCTCCGTCTACACGGAGCTGGACATAGGTACTTTGGTCTTCGGTTCCCGCATACCCGCCGCCAATGCGGAGGAGTGTGGCCGAGGGAGTCGCAGTTTCATCTAAAGCGAATTTAACAGCATCTCCGGAAGTCACAAACTCAGCTAAGTTTACATTGTCGGAGACTTGCCCAGTACTAGCTTTTATAAACAGCTTGTTACTGGTTCCATCCTTGACAATCTGGACGGGGAAAGCAGCCCCGTCTGTGGAGAGTAGCTTTAGACCGCCGTCTTTATCCACAGAAGCTAATACAGCGTCTGCGTTGGTCTTCCAGTCCTGTAGATTTACGGATTGTGATGAAGCTCCTGTAACAATAGCTGGAACTATTGCATGAGAGTGTTCCCCGGTAGTCCTAAGTGCTAAAAACCTTCCTGCTCCAGCAGAGGTTACATCAGCTTTAACAGCTCCAGTATTATCCTGCCACTCTTGAAGGTTATCTGTTTGGTCAACAAAGCCCCGGATAGTTAATCCAGTTTTGTCAGCTGCTGCTGCGTTGATGTGTGTAGCAGCGTCTGCGTCAACCCCTTGGTCAGCATCCTGATTAACAACTAGGGTGCTGCTCATGTCTACAGCTCCAAGGTTGCTTACCTTGAACTTCTCATTATCGTCAGAATCTTTTAGAAGAAGTAGGTCTGCCGTCTGTCCCGCATACCCTTGAAGAATCAGGGGAGTAGCATCAGCTTGTGAAGCCGTAATCTGAAGGTTGCCATCGATTGCGGATTTTGAAATGCCCATGTTCTGAGCGACAATGTTTGTACCGCTCGGAGGACAGTTCGTGTTGTCTTCATTCTGAGGGAACGCACCAGCTTCAAATTCAAGATAGTACTTGCCAGCAGCTTGGTCCTCGTAGACCTTGAAGTCTCTAATGGGTTCACCCCCCTCATAGGAGGGAGCTTGTAGCGTCCCGCCTACTTCGACGATGTATAGCTCGTTAGCAAGTCCACCGGGGAGCGGGTCAACCAGTTCAAACTTCTCAGTCGTTCCATTCGCAGGACCGAACTTCCAGGCTTGAGCAGCCGCAACACCATTGAAGATGGCTTGCGTATCTACATAGTCCTTGGTGACAACATCATTGGCGGCGATAGCCGTGGCGATGTTCTTCATCCGCTTGCTTTCGCCATCCCAGATACCATCGTGGGATTCCTT